ACTACGGCAAGATGACCTGGTACGGCAAGACCTACCAGCTGCTCAAGACCGTGTCCCAGATCACCGGCGTGCCCTTCGCCGGCCTCTCCCGCGAGATGCAGAGCGTGTGGAACAACATGTTCTATCCGGGGCTGAAGGCGGCGGGCGTGAACGACGTGCAGCGCCTGAAGACCTACAACGAGAGCGCCAAGAACGTGGGCATCCCGAAGCTGTACGACGCCATCGTTGAGGGCGACGACAAGACGGCGCTGAAGCTGCGCACCGAGATGCTGTACAACGGCGTGGACGACGAGACCGTGGTGAAGGGGCTGCGTGAGCAGATCAAGGAGCATTACCTCTCCGGGGACATCGACGACGAGGAGGCGACGCGGCTGCTTGTGGAATACTGCGGGGCGGACCCGACGGCCACCGGCGGCAAGAGCGTCAACTACAAGCTGGATCAGTGGCGCTACGGCAGCGAGTTCAAGATGTCCGACAACCTCCAGGCGGCCTTTGAGAGTGGCAGCGCGGAGGAGATCCGGGCGGCGGTGCAGGAACAGCGCACCCGCTACTTCCGGGCAAACAAGGACATCAAGGAGGACTGCACCAGCTACTGGAAGGAAAGGTATCAGGCGGGCGCGGCCAACGAGCGGACGGTGCGGCAGATGCTGATGGCCACCGGGCTGTATACCAGCGAGGACATCGACAAGCTCCTGAAAAAGTGGAAAAACGGCTGATTTCACAACCGCCTTGAAACCCTTGTAACGCAAGGGATTCAAGACAGGGGGGTGGGGGTTAGAGACTCCCGCCCCTTTTGTGTTATTGTGCAGGCATCCTAAGGACTCGTGGGCCTAACTCACTGTATAGGAGCTTTATGAATACCTCTATCATCTGGGACCTGCAGCTGCTGGGCGAGGGCGGAGACGCCGGAGCCGGAGAGGGCGGCGCGGGGACCGCAACGGGCGTAACTTCAGGCGACGCCGGCCTGACGGACCGACTTGCGCAGCTGGGTGTGCCGCAGGATCGGATCGAAAAAAGACGCAAGGCCCTGGAGCGCAGGGAGGCCGCGGCGAAGCGCACGACGCAGGCAGCTCCCGCACAGCAGGACCCCACACCCGAAACGGCGGAGGCAAAGCCCCAGCCGGAAGCCCAGGCCACCGACCAGCCCGCACCGGCGGCAGAGCAGGCGGCGCAGCCTGCCCAGAACGCGCAGGAGCAGAAGGCGATGACCAGGGAGCAGATGGAAGCGGACCCGGCCATGAAGAAGATCCTGGACGACTACGCCAACGAGCGCGTCCGGGCGCGCCTCAAGGACCGGGGAGACCTGCAGGCGGTGCTGGATCAGCTCACCCCGGCGCTGGAGCTGGCCTCCAGCTACTACGGGCTGGACACCAGCAACGGACTCAACTACGCGGAGATCAGCCGCCGCATGGTGGAGGACAACCTCTACTACGAGGACCGGGCCATACGCAACGGCACCAGCGTGGACGATGAGCGGGAAAAGAGCATGAACGCCATTCGGAAGCATCAGCAGGAGGAGCTGGCCACACGCCAGAAATTCGACCGGCTGATGAGTGAGGTCCCAGCGCTGAAGGAGAAGTTCCCTAACTTCGATTTCGCTACGGAGCTGCGCAATCCCGACTTCAAGATCCTTACCGGCCCCGGCATGCCCTTCTCCCTGGAGGACGCCTACTACCACGTCCACAGGAAAGAGATCGAGGCGGCCATGCAGGAGCAGGCCAAGAAGGCGGCGATGGAGGCCGCTTCCAGAAGCATTCAGGCAGGACAGGCCCGTCCCGTGGAGAACGGCGCGACGCCGCAGGCAGCCCCTCCGGCAGCCGTCAACGTGCGGGACAAGAGCTACCGCGAGGCCCTCAAGAGGGAGATCCGAGCGGCGGCGGCCCGCGGGGAGTACGTGCCCCTGCGGGGAGGAACGTAAAAAATCAACGAAAAGGAGAAACGAAAATGAGAGAGATCCTCTGGAATCTCCAGCTGCTGGCCGACGCCGGCACGCTGGTCAACTACATCGGCTCTATTCCCGGCAACGCCACCTATGCCTCCGGCTACGTGAACGCCGGCACCGGGGTCAACAGCGTAAACTACAACCTGGACCCCGAGCTGAAGACCTTCTACGATACGGAGATGCTGGAGAACGCCCGCGTGGACATGGTCTACGCGCAGTTCGCCAAGAAGCAGAATCTGCCGAAGGGCCGCGGCAAGACCGTCGAGTGGCGCAAGTGGAACACCTTTGCGAAGGCTTCCCAGCTGACCGAGGGCGTCATCCCCACCGGCCAGACCTTCGGCGTCAGCACCGTCACCGGCTCCATCAGCCAGTACGGCACCTACGCCTCCCTCACCGACCAGCTGGAGCTGCACGCCTACGATGACATCATCCTGGGCGCCACCGAGGAGATGGGCGCGTCCCTGGCCGAGACCCAGGAGTACCTGATCCGTCAGGCCCTGCTCACCGGCTCCAACATCCTCTACGCCGACGTGCTGGACGTCAACGGCGCGTATGTCAGCACCCCCACCGGCGCTGCCAGCATGTACAACGACAGCACCAACGGCTTCTCTTACCTCACCCCGGACGTCATCGCCCAGGCCGTGAACAAGATGAAGAAGAACAAGGCGCCCACCATTAATGGGAAGTATTACGCCGTGGTGCATCCCGACGTGGCTTACGACCTGCGCAAGAGCGACGAGTGGATCGAGGCCCACAAGTACGCCTCCCCGGAGGAGATCTTCAACGGCGAGATCGGTGAGCTGCACGGCGTCCGCTTCCTGGAGAGCAACTTCGCCCCCATCACCGCCGGCACCGCGTCCGGCACCCACAGCGGCAGCTACAGCTCCGGCACCAACAACGGCGCCATCTATGACGTGTTCATGTTCGGCAAGGACGCCTTCGGCATCATCGACCCCGAAGGCGGCGCTGCGGAGATGATCATCCACGACAAGCGCGAGATCGGCGGCCCGCTGAATCAGTTCAGCACCATCGGCTACAAGCTGGAGACCAACGGCGCGACCATCCTGTACGCCACCCGGCTGCTGGACATCCGCTGCACCTCCAGCTTCTCCGCCACCGCCACCGCGAACTGATTGATCCGCGCCGTGAGGCGCAGGTAGGCATTTGACTCCTCTCCCTTTCCCCGGACCCCGGTCCGGGGATCGGGGGGAGCGGGACAGAAAGGAGTGAACAGTATGGGCGCATTCCCCAGCAAAAACCAGGCGAAGAAGATCTGGATCAAGAAGGCGATGGCCGCACAGCCCACCGGCAAGGAGCTGCCCACCGTCACCACCAACGAAAACGGCAAGGTGCTGAAGGTGGACGCCGGCCAGTGGGCCGTCGGCACGGATGCCACCTGATCCGGGCGAATAAATTGAGAGGAGAAGAACAATGGCAACCAGCAAGCAGCAGGCCGCAGCGCCTGCGGATGAGACCGTGAAGAAGCCGGAGTACGACCCCAACGAGCGCGTGGAGGTATACATCCCCCGCGGCGAGAAGAACGGCGACCCCAACTTCTTCATCTCCATCAACCAGTACAGCGCCCTGCTGCCCCGCGGGCAGAAAAGCCTGGTCCCCCGCTATGTGGCGGAGGAGATCGAGCGCGAGCAGATGGCGCACAACGCCCTCCTGGACTACGCGGAGACGCGGGAGATCAAAGAGTAATCGCTGCGAGGACGGGGGGCATCATGCTCCCCGTTTTTCGCACTTGAGGAGAATGCATGGCAACCTTTGAATTCACACGGAGCGATAGCAACAATGGAACACAAAAGCTCCGTTTCACATGGAACGAAACGATCAGCGGCACGACGGCTACTGTCCATATCACAAAGGTTGAGCTGTGGTCATCTGCATGGGGCGGCTTCGACTGCGCCTGCAAATGGGCGCTTGAGGTTGACGGCAGCACCATCCTCACCGTGAATCAGGACAGCTCGTCCGTCAGGATGGGGCTGAACACATATAAAGAGATCACCATCCCGGCGCTGCCGGTGACAAAGGCCGTCACGTCGTTCAACGCCGACGGTACCAGGACGCCCGTTGTGAAGCTGAAAAAGCTGTCCGGGCAGTCCAATCCGCTCGTCCATATGTTCGGCGGGTATCTCTCGCCGGATGAGTACGTCCTTGACCGCAACTTTGAGTGGACGGACAACGATTCGACGACCATTACGCTGACCAAGGTATCCGTCGCCAACTTGAGCGTGACGGCGACCAACAGCACCGTTGAGGTCAAACGTGGCGGCTCCACCATCTCAAGCGGCACGGCGCTGTACTACGGCGACGTCCTGACCATCACCGCCACGCCTGCCAGCGGCTATCGCCTGACGGCGGTAAAGGTCAACGGAGACGCGATCACCAACGGCGGCACCTACACCGTCACCGGCGCCTGCGCCGTCACGACGACCGTCGAGGCGTACACAGCTTCGACCATGTCCATCGCCGGTGCGACAATCGGCAGTCAGATGACGTTCACCATCAACCGGGCGAACAGCAGCTTCACGCATACCTTACAATACAGATTCCATTCGGACAGCGGCAGCTGGACGACCATCGGCACAGCGAAGTTCACCGGCACGACCGTGACATTTACACCGGCGCTGTCGACCTTTGGCGCCAAGATCCCATCGTCCAAGACGGGCAAATGGGATTTCTGCTTGTACACCTACTCCGGCAACACGCAAGTCGGCTCCGTCCAGACGACGTCCGAATATACGCTGACCATGCCGTCCAGCGCAGCGCCAACCATTGCCAGCGGCATGGCGCATCTTGGCTTTGACAACACCGGCACGGCTGCGCACGACATCAATGCTTCGGCGAAAGGATATTCCAAAGTCACGCTTGTCGTGGACGACGTGACCAAAATAACTACGAATTACAGCGCGACGCTGGCGTCCATCAAGGCGACCTACGGCGGCGTGACCGCTACCTTGACGGACAACGGTGAGGCGGCAATGGGCGTGGCGACAACGACGTCTGTAAGCGTCGTTGTAACCGTCACGGACACCCGTGGCTACACGGCGACCACAACGCTGACAGAGTCCATCAACGACTATTTCCGGCCAAAGATTACCAACGTCACCATCAAGCGGCTCAAGTATGTGGCGCCCAACTATACCGAAGACGACACCGGCTCCTACATCGGCGTAAAGGCGACCGGCACGATTGCAAGTCTTGCCGGACAGAACGCCATCTACGGGAGCAACATCTCCGTCTACATCAAGCCGGTTGGCGGCAGCTACGGCTCACCCACGCCCGTTAGCCCAGCCGGAACGGAAACACGCTGGAATGCAGGGCTTGACCCAACCAAGAGCTATGTCGTCCGTTTTGAAATGCTGGACACCGTAGGGCGGCAGTCCAGCCCGTCCGTCGTATCGTCCCTGGAAGTCACTATCCCAACGGCGTCCGTGGCGTTCAATATCCGTGACGGCGGCAACGGGGCCGCTTTCGGCAAGTACGCAGAAGCAGACGGCGTCCTTGACATCGGCAGCTGGAGCGCCGTTGGGCGGGTGCTTGGCCTTGGACAAGCGAGAGCGTCGATCCCGTCAAACGCGCATTTCAGCGGTTACGTCGAACCGGGCGTATATGGAGTTTCGACCAACGAGATCGCCGGGACTATCGACGATTCACCGTCCGGCACGGCGGGCGTCCTGCGCGTCTGGATCTCCAATGGGCGAAATAAGAATCCAGGAGATGGATCTTACTACATTATCCAGGAGTACACCAACACCTACGGAAACGCATGGCGGCGCAGAGGCTACGCAGTAGATGAGGATGACCCGGTCACGTTCGTTGATTGGGTGGGCTACGGTACGAAATCTGCGATTGGCCTTGGGTCGCTTACTTATGACGCTCCAACGTCCATCTCTAACGGCTCCAGCGCCAGCATCACTCTTGCGTCTTCTTCCCGTGGGATGATCGCCGTCTGCGGCGTGGATGATTCTGGGCGAGACATCATTCTCTATGCTGTCAACAGCAGCGGCGTTGTCTACTACACAGCCGTCCGGGGAGCGTCCGGCCTTTCGCTTTCAAAGTCCACGAACACGCTGACCATCACCAACTCAAGCGGGTACGCGGTTTATCCCATGCAGTTTATTCGTTAAGGGGGAAACACCATGTATATCATCATCGAAATGCAGACCAGCGGCGGCGTGACCGCCGTGGTCACGCCCGTGGTAAAGGACACGCTGGCGGAGGCGCAGCAGGCGTTTTACGGGACTTGCAGCTATGCCGCCGTATCTGCGGTGCAGTTGCACGTTGTTCTCCTGCTACACGCCTCCGGCAACGTGATCGACAGCAAGGCATTCAGGCATGGGGGTGACGAATAATGGGCATTACCAGAGGGACGACGCCGACCAACGTCTTTGACGTGGACGCCGATCTGACGAGTGCTACGCTCATCTATATCACCTACGCCCAGGACGGGCGTGTGGTGATCGAAAAGACGGGCAGCGACATCTCCGTGACCAGCACAAAGCTGACCGTCACGCTGACTCAGGAAGAAACGCTGAAGCTGCATGAGGGCATCGTCGAAGTCCAATGGCGCTACATCGTCGGCGGCGTAGCCGGTGCGTCCGGGGTCAAGAAGATCCCTGTTAAAAAAATACTCAAGGACGGAGTGATCGGACTGTCATGACTATCAGAGAAGCTATCGTCGCATTGGACACTTTGCGACCGAATATGTTCACGGTGCCGGAGAAGCTGGCGTGGCTGTCCGAGCTGGACGGCCTTATCTGGCAGGACGTCCTGCGGATGCGACAGCGGCCCGCCGTGCCGGACTTTTCTCCCTTCCCGAATCCGCTGGACGCGGACGGGAATTTCGTGTTCCCGCCGGCGGTGCCGGAAGCGGACGACGGCGTGTGGAACGGAGAGGACACCGGCGAGCAGGGGCACGTCGTCTACACCGACTTCACGGACGAAAACGGCGACGAGCTGCTGCTCCTCGTCCCCTTCCCCTACGACCGGGAGATCTACGTCAATTACCTGATGATGCAGGTGGACCAGGCCAACGGCGAGACGGAGAAGTACAACCAGAGCAGCCGGCTGTTCAACACGGGCCTGCTGAACTACCGCAACTACGTAAACCGCCAGCGGACGCCGACGCCTACGCCCGGTACGGCAAGATTCTGGTGGTAAGGGAGGCGCTGTCATGGCCTTTTATCCTCAACTGACGCCCACGGCGAAAAGCCGTGCGATGACCAGCGTCTTTTTGGGCTACCAGCGGGCGCTGCGCATCCCCGCCGGCGAGCAGCCAAAAAGCGGCAGCAGCACAATGGCGTGGTACGATATGCGCAACATGAGCGGCGAAAACTATCCGCTCATAACGACCAGGCACAAGCGGAGCATCGCCGATGAGCTTGACAATGAGCCAATGGGAATGATCGCCAAGAGCGCCCTGGCCTACATTGACGGCACCACGCTGTACTACAACAACTATGCCACCAGTCTGACGCTGTCGTCGCCGACCATTAAGACGGACGCTACGGCGCCCACGTCCATTGTCGGCGACTACTGGCTGTCGCCGGACGGCGTGACCTATAAGTGTATTCAGAGCTACACCGCCGGGACGTCCACGCCCTTTGAGGATTATTGGGCAGAAACGACCTACCCCCACAAGCAGCTGGTGAGCATGGGCGCCTATCTGTGCATCTTCCCTGACAAGAAATACCTGAACACGACGAACATTAATGACTATGGCAGCATGGAGGCGCATTGGAACGGGACGAGCGGCACAGTCTACTATAAGCTCTGCACCCAAGAGGCCGCTGACATCACAGCAGCCGTCGGCGCTTCGCCGCCGGTGACGCCTGCCAACGGCGACTACTGGATCGACACAAGCGGCAACTTTGACGTCCTGAACCGCTACAGCGCCTTGTCCGATACCTGGGCGCAAGTCCCTACCACCTACGTCAAGATCAGCTGCACCGGCATCGGCGCCGGATTCAACGAGGGCGACGGCGTCGTGATCTCCGGCTGCGCCGCAGGCAGCGGCACCGTTGCCGCGCAGATCTCCGCTCTGAACGGCAGCTTTACCCTTGTAGCCGTCGGCTCCGATTACATCGTGGTAGAGGGCATCCTGGACGACAATACGCAGACGCAAACGTTGTCGTCCTCTGCCGCCGTCAGCGTGGACAGAAACATCCCCGACATGGATTTCGTCTGCGAGGCCGGGAACCGCCTGTGGGGCTGCAAGTACGGCAGAGTGGGCGGCGAAACCGTCAACGAGCTTTACGCCTGCGCCCTTGGCGATTTCCGCAACTGGAGCCAATACAAGGGGCTGTCTACAGACAGCTGGGCGGCGACGTGCGGCACGGATGGAATGTGGACGGGCGCCGTCAACTATTTTGGCAGTCCGACCTTTTTCAAAGAGGATCATATCCACATCATCAGCATCAGCGCTACCGGCGCCCACAGCGTCACGGACTACGCCTTTGAGGGATGCGCCAAGGGCTGTTGGGAATCACTCAAGGTTGTAGGATCTACGCTGTTCTACAAGTCCAAGCGCCACGTCTGCGCCTACCAGGGCGGTATGCCGTCCGTGGTGAGCGACGACCTTGGTGAGCTTCTGGACTACACCGAGGCGGCAGGCGGCGGTTGGGGCAACCTATATTATCTGTCCATGCGATGCCGGACGGGCGATGACGCCGGATGGCATCTGTTCGTCTTTGATTCGGCAAAGGGGCTGTGGCACCGTGAGGACGAGCTGCATTGCGTCTGCTTTGCCGAGGCCGATGGCGACCTTTTCACCCTGACCGTCACGCAGGACGGCAGCAATCTCATTGCGCTGCGGGGGACGCAGGGTACGCAGGAAACCGATATAGGCGGCTGGTATCTGCGCAGCGGGCTGATGACGCTGGAGTATCCTGATCAGAAATACGTCACCCGCTACGACCTACGCTGCTTCGGCACCGGGACTCTGACCGTCAAGGTCATCTACGGCGGCTTGTACACCGGCACGATGGAGCAGGAATACTCGCTTGACTTTGGCGATGACGGCTCCGTGAAGAACCGCACGATCCCGGTGCGCCTGCATCGCTGCGACACCGTAACGCTTGAGCTGTCAGGCGATGGCGAGTTCGGCTTGTACAGCATCGCCCGTATCCTGGAGCAGGGGAGTGACTACAACAGATGAGCAACATCCTGACGCCGCCGATCCTCAAGGGGACTGAACGTGAGCAGCTGACGCAGATGCGGGACTATCTGTTCCAGCTTCAGCGCCAGCTGCAAACGGCGCTCACCGCCGTTGAAGACGGCAATTTTTCCGCAGCCGGTACGGAGATGATCGTTAAGACAGCGGCCATTGCAGCGAAACAGACCGGGGCAGGAACAGCGGATTCCATCTCTCAACAAGCCGCTACTCTGAAAAGTCTTATCATCAAGACCGCTGACCGTGTTAAAGCAACAGAGGAAAGCATTTCTGCGATTCTGGAAAGCGATTATGTTGCTAACAGCGATTTTGGCGACTACAAAGAAACCGTTAAGACGCAGATCAACGCAACGGCATCCGGCATCGAACAGCAGATCCAATATGCCGCAGATATTGCCGCAATCGCCAACAACGCAACGAACCTGGCATTAAACGATTATATTGTCAAAACCAACGGATTCATCCGGCAGGGCATCGTTGGCTACGACGGCGCAACTCCCATCCTTGGCATCGCCATCGGCCAGAGCATCTCGCCGGTGAAAGTGGGCGACGTAGAGCAATGGGACGACGTGGACGGAGTCAGCTATCCCATAATCGACAAGTCCACGGAGTTTCTGTCCATCCATTCGGCGACCGGCCTTTCCTTTTATCTGTGGGGGCAGGAAGTCGCTTACATCAACAACAACAAGCTGTTCATCACCGAGGCGAACATCACCAACAAGCTGATCGTAGGCGATTGGGAGATCAACCATACCAGCGGCTTCACCATCAAGTGGGTGGGCGCGTGAATTATTGGGGGGTGGGGGTTAGAGAGATTCCTGCCCCCTGTGTTATGGTGCAGGCAACATGGAAATAGATCTGGGAAAAGTGACGGAGAAGCAGCGGCTGTTCCTCCAGGACCGGCATCGCTACGTGGCCTTCGGCGGCGCGAGAGGCGGCGGCAAGAGCCACGCCGTGCGCCTGAAGGCAATCCTCCTGGCCTTCCGCTGGCCGGGGATCAAGATGCTGATTGTCCGAAACACGTACAAAGAACTCATGAACAACCACATCACGCCTTTGCTGGGAATTTTGAAGGGCACGGCGAGGTACAACCGGCAGGAGCATGAGTTCCTGTTCAACAACGGGTCCCGGCTCAGCTTCGGCTACTGCAATTCCGACCGTGATCTCGACCGCTATCAGGGCGCCGAGTACGACGTCATCTTTCTGGACGAGGCGGCGCTGCTGCAGGAGGAGTGGATCAAAAAGATCTCCGTCTGCTGCCGCGGCGTCAACGAGTTCCCCAAGCGGGTGTACTACACCCTCAACCCCGGCGGACCCAGCCACGGCTACTTCAAGCGGCTGTTCATCGACCGGGAGTACGTGGACGGCGAGCGGGCGGAGGACTACTCCTTCATCCAGTCCTTGGTGACGGACAACCCCTACCTGCTGGAGAGCCAGCCGGAATACCTGTCCACCCTGGAGGCGCTGCCCACCAAGCTGCGCAAGGCGTGGCTGGAGGGGAGCTGGGACATCTTCTCCGGGCAGTTCTTTGAGGACTTCGTCCCGAATCCGCCGCAGTCCGTGGCGGAGGAGGAGGGCTGCACCGTGGAGGAGCTGCGGCAGCAGCGGCGCTGGTGCCACGTGATCGAGCCGTTTGAGCCGCCGAAGGGCTGGACCATCCTGCGCAGCTACGACTTCGGCTACGGAAAGCCCTTCTCCGTGGGCTGGTGGGCCGTGGATTACGACGGCACCCTGTACCGCATCATGGAGCTGTACGGATGCGCCAGGGACCAGAAGACGGGCATTGACGACCCCAACGTGGGCGTCAAGTGGTCCCCGGACGAGCAGGCCCGGAAGGTGGCGGAGATGGAGCGGGAGCATCCCTGGCTGCGCGGGCGCCGGATCACCGGCGTGGCGGACCCGGCCATCTGGGACGCAAGCCGCGGCGAGGCCATCGAGGAGACCTTCCGAAAGCACGGCGTGTACTTCAGCCCCGGCGACCACGCCCGCATCCCCGGCTGGATGCAGGTACACTACCGCCTCCAGTTCGACGAACAGGGCTTCCCGCGGATGTACGTGTTCAACAACTGCCGCGCCTTCATCCGCACCATCCCGCTGCTGCTGTACGACGAGACGCACGTGGAGGATATCGACACGGACCTGGAGGACCACGTGGCCGACGAGGTGCGCTACATGTGCATGAGCCGCCCGATCAAACCGCTGGCCCCGGTGAAGCAGCAGGAGATTTTCTTTGATCCTCTTGACCAGATGAAGAAGGAGCAACGCATATGGATGAGATCATGAGCCGGCAGAGACCGGCCACGCAGCCCTCCGCGCTGGCGGAGACGCTGCGGCAGGAGCAGAGCGCCGTACAGGCGCCGCAGGAGGCCGCAGGCGCTCCTGTGGGCCGCGATCAGCTCCAGGAATGGAATAAGACCCTCCGGGACTACAAGGCCGCCAAAAGCGACCTGGACCGCCGCGTACAGGCGGCGGAGGACTGGTGGCGGCTGCGCAACACCCGGCAGGAGATGAAGAACGGCGACACGGGCGGGGACCCGGTCCAGTTCCACAGCGTGTCCGGCTGGCTGCACAATGTCATCGTCTCCAAGCACGCGGACGCGATGGACAGCTACCCCAGTCCCAGCATCCTTCCGCGGGAGATGGGCGACCGGGCCGAGGCCGAGATGCTGTCCTCCATCATCCCCGCCGTGCTGGAGCAGAATCGTTTCGAGAGTGTCTACAGCGACGCCACGTGGCAGAAACTGAAGACCGGCACCGGGTGCTACAAGGTCATGTGGGACGCGAAGAAGCTGCGCGGCCTGGGCGACATCAACATCCAGCGGGTGAACATCCTCAACCTCTACTGGACGCCCAACATCTACAACCTGCAGGACAGCCGCATGGTCTTCCACGTGGAGCCTGTGGACGTGGAACTGCTGGAGGCGGCGTACCCGCAGGTGCGCGGCAAGATCAAGGGCGCGGACTTCGTGCAGGCCCGGATGCCGGACGAGCATAAGGGCGACGACGCGAAGAAGGCCAACGTGGTGGAGGTCTACTACAAGAAGTTCGACGGGATGAAGGACGTCCTCCACTACTGCAAGTACGTGGGCGACGAGGTCCTGTACGCCACGGAGAACGACCCGCAGGCGAGGGAGCGCGGACTGTACGACCACGGGCGCTTCCCCTTCGTCTTCGACCGCCTGTATCCCGTGGAGGGCAGTCCCTGCGGCTACGGTTTCGTGGATCTGTGCCGCAACCCGCAGACGGAAATCGACCTGCTGAAGACGGCCTTCGTGAAGAACAGCCTTGCCGGCGCGACGCCGCGCTACTTCGTCCGTGAGGACGGCGAAGTCAGCGTGCAGGACCTGCTGAATCTCAACAATCCGGTGATCAAGGTAAGCGGCAATCTGGGGCAGGACAGCATCCGGGTGCTGGACCACAACGGGCTGGACGGGAACTATGAGAATTTCCTCCAGATGACCATCCAGGAGCTGCGGGAGACCAGCGGCAACACCGAGACGGCCACCGGCTCCAGCCACGGCGGCGCCACCGCCGCGTCGGCCATCGCCGCGCTGCAGGAGGCCGCCGGCAAGGGCAGCCGGGACGCGACGCAGGCCAGCTACCGCTGCTTCAGCGAGATCGTGGACATGGTGATCGAGCTGATCCGGCAGTTCTACGACATGCCGCGTCAGTTCCGCATCCTGGGCGAGTACGGGACGCAGAAGTTTGTGTCCTACTCCAACGCGGGACTCAAGCCGCAGAGCCTGGACCCCGGCGGGTACCGCCTGCCCGTGTTCGACATCAAGGTGGAGCCGCAGCGAAAGAGTGCTTATAGCCAAGTGACGCAGAACGAGCTGGCGCTCCAGTTCTACCACGAGGGCTTTTTCAACCCGCAGATGACCGACCAGGCGCTGGCGTGTCTGGATATGATGGACTTCGACGGGAAGGACGACGTGGTGCAGAAGATCGCGCAGAACGGCACCCTGGCGCAGAAGCTCATCCAGTGGCAGCAGATGGCGCTGCAGCTGGCGGCGCGGATCTCGCCGGAGCTGGTGCAGGGGCTGGCTATGCAGATCCAGCAGGACCAGGGCGGCGCGCCGATGGCGGCCCCCGCCGGCGGGATCGCGGACATAAACCTGGAGGAGCCGCTGGGCGAGGCGTCCAACGTGCGCAGGGCGCGGGCCATGAGTCAGGCCGCGTCCAGACCGAGAGGTGAAGCGTGATCGAAGTCAGGTATCATATGAAGCGGCACGAGCTGTCCGCCACCGGCCACGCGGGTTTCGCGGAGGAAGGGCAGGGGGACATCGTCTGCAGCGCCGTCACCGCGCTGATGCTCACCGCGGCGGAGTTCGCAAGGCATAACGGCGACGCGGAGATCCGGGAGGAGAAGGGCGACATCTACGTGCGTTGCCTATGCCTCCCCCGCTGGGACGCGCCGGTGAGCCTGGTGTTCAACGCCATCGCAGCGGGGCTGTTGCGGGTGGCGCAGGCGCACCCGGACAACGTGAAGTTTGAGAGGTATGCGTGATGGGACAGATCAGCGAGCTTTTGAGGATCGCCGCTTCGTGGATCGGCACCGCTGAGGACCCGCGTGGCAGCAACAACGTCATCTTCAATACCAACTACTACGGCCACCGCGTGAGCGGCTCCGCTTATCCGTGGTGCATGACCTTCCAGTGGGACATCTTCCGGCAGGCGGGGCTGTCCAAGCTGTTCTACGACGGCGGCAAGACGGCCTCCTGCACGACCCTGATGAATTGGGCCAAGCAGAAGGGCCAGTGGGTGACCAGCGGATTCAAGCCCGGTGACGTGATCCTGTTCCAGTTTGACGAGGACGAGAAGGCGGACCACGTCGGCCTGCTGGAGCGCGTCGAAGGCGACCGATACATCTGTATTGAGGGCAATACCAACGACGAGGTCCGACGCGTCGCCCGGTACAAGGCCGTCATCATGGGCGCATGGCGCCCCGCCTACGACGACGACGAGCCGGAGACCGGCTGCACCGTGGAGCTGCCGCTGGTCAACTACGGCGACGTGGGGTCCACGGTGATGGCGATGCAGATCCTGCTCGTCGGCTGGGGCTACAAGCTGCCGAAGTACGGTGCGGACGGGGAGTTCGGAGACGAGACCGACGCGGCGCTGCGCAGATTCCAGCGCGGGGCAGGGCTTGCCGACGACGGCGTCTGCGGAACACTGACCTGGAAAGAATTGCTGGGGGTTGGATGACATGGCGGACGATCTTTTTGTACGGTTGGAAAAGCGCGTGACCAAACTGGAGGAGCGCATGGCGGAAAAGGACACCCAATATGCGGTGATCAATACCAAGCTGTCCGCCATCCTATGGGGCGTTGGCGTGATCGGCACAGCCCTGGTTGGCGTGCTGGTAAAAATACTCTTTGGAGGATGAAAACATGAGCGATTACAAATCTTCTATTCTACAGCTCCTGGCAGAGCTGGGCGGGACGGCGCCGACGGACATCGTGCTGTCGGACGCCGAGTGGAAAGCTGCCGTGCTGACGATGCTTGGTGAGATCGCAGACGGCGGCGGCGGCGGAGGTGGCGGCGGTGGCGGCGCGAGTGTGCTTGTGGTGAATGTCACCGAGGTTGACGGCACTTACACTTGCGACAAAACTGCGGCTGAGATGTGGGCGGCTGTTCCGCTTGTGTGCTTCAAGTACCAAGAGGATGATGCCGATTACATCCGTTGCTTGTTTGAGGCCGGGCATGATGAGGAAAACGGTTATCAGTTTACCGATTCTTCTGGCAATCGGTTCGAGGCGGCAAGCGGCACGGATTATCCGACCTACGGCGGCATCTCGTAATCCCACCACACCCACACACTTGAAAGGAGCATACCATCATGAAGAAGATCTTTACCAAAGAGTGGCTCCGCGCCGCTGGTATCCGCGCCATCCGCACGGTGGCCCAGACTGCCCTGTCTCTCGTCGCTGTGGGCGCCGCTATGGAGGACGTGGACTGGCTTCGCGTGGGCAGCGTCTCGCTGCTGGCAGGTATCCTGTCCCTGCTGACCAGCTTGGCTGGCCTGCCGGAAGTCCCGGACAGCGTTGACGATGCCGAGGACAAGTGATACAATAAGCCCAAACGAACAGGAGGGCGAGATCATGGAGGAGAAGGAGAAGCAGGCCAGCGTGCCGTACTTTATCCACGAGGGGGCGATGGCAAGGATGGAGCGGATCATCAAGATTTTGACCCGGACAATCGTTGCGGTCCTTCTTGTCGCCGTCATCCTTTTCATCATCAACAACGTGATCTGGATGAGGTACACGGACAAGCTGCGTCAGGAAACGCAGAACATCGAGGTGAGCGATGGAGTACAGCAACAGCCAGATGGAGGCGCTGATTGACGAGTGGATTCACTCCGAGCGCGACCGGGCGCTGCTGAAACGCCGGCTGATCGACGGCATCTGCTTTGAGCCGCTGGCGGAGGAGTTCGACATGAGTCCGCGCCAGGTGAAGCGCGTGATCTACGCCGCCCAGGACAAGCTGTTCCGGCACGTCCGAGTATGACACAAAAATGACATTATACTGACCTGAAAGAGGCCCTTTGGCGACATCGCCAGAGGGCCTCTTTTTTTGTACCCTTTTTGCAGAAAGAGGGTGATCGCAATGTGGGAATACTTCCAGAACAATCCTGTTGGCCGCCGCGTCGGAGACTGCGCCGTGCGGGCGATCTCCGCGGCGCTGGGCATAAGCTGGGAGGCCGCGTATCTGCGCCTTGCCGCCGCCGGGATGGCGATGGGCGACATGCCCAACGCTGACAGCGTGTGGGGCGCCGTGCTGCGCCAGGAGGGCTTCTACCGGGCTGCCCTGCCCAACGATTGCCCGGACTGCTACACGGCGGAGGATTTTGCCAGGGAGCATCCGCAGGGCACCTTCGTCCTGGGTTTCGGCGGTCACGTCGCCACGGTCCGGGACGGTAAGATCATGGACACCTGGGATTCCTCGCAGGAGGTCCCCGTGTACTACTGGTACCAGAAGAGAAAGGACGATGAGTGATGGCGTACAACAACGGTTTTCCCGTGGGCTACCCCTACTACCAGGTGCAGCCCTATCAGCAGCAGATGATCCAGCAGCAGGCGATGACGCCGCCGACGATCCACGCGGAGATCCTGCAAGTGGAAGATGAAGCGGCAGCATCCCGCTATCCCGTCGCCGCAGGCGCGTCGCAGATGATGATCGCCAGGGACGACAGCGCGATCTATGTGAAGACGGCCTACGCCAACGGACAGGGCGCGGAGCTTACGGTCTACACCAGGAGGCCGCCAGCGCCTCCCAAACCGGCTTTTGATCCGGAGGCATACGTGACCAGGGATGAGCTGGAGGCGCGTCTGAAAGCGCTCCAGCAGCGCGGAAAGGAGAAGAAAGAATGGGCATCTTCGACCAGCTCGGAGGAAGAGGACAGCAGCAGCCGCAGATGACTCCGGCACAGATGCTGCAGCAGCTCCGGCAGGACCCGGCAGGCGTGCTGAAGCAGGCGGGGCTGCAGATCCCAGCCGGAATGACCAGCCCGCAACAGATGGTCAACTATCTGCTGCAGTCCGGCCAAGTAGGCCAGAACCGCTTGATGCAGGCCATGCAGCAGGTCGGAATGAGACGGTGAGTATATTCTCCGGCGGGTGCACACGGCGGCGGATATAAATAAATTACCGAAAGGAATCAAGTAAAAATGGCATTTGATGAAACCAACGGCTCCGGGATGTATATGCCCGTGGCCCCCGCCTACGGCGGGAACGGCGGCTTCGGCGGCTTCGGAGACGGCGGCTGGTGGATCATCCTGCTGTTCCTCGTCCTTGGCGGGGGCATGTGGGGCGGCATGGGCGGCTACGGCGGCATGGGCGGTATGTACGGCCTGTACCCCTGGCTGAACAACTCCCAGAACATCAACGACGGCTTCCGGGACCAGATGCTGGGCACCCAGGTGGCGTCCATCGGCGACAAGATCACCAGCGGCTTCGGCGACGTGGCCACGCAGCTGTGCGGCGGCTTTGCCGGAGTCAACGCCAACATCACCAACGCGTCCATCAACGACATGCAGCAGACCTTCGCTCTCCAGAGCGCCCTGCAGCAGTGTTGCTGCGACAACAGAGCCGCCACCGCGGACCTGAAGTACACCGTGGCGACCGAGGCCTGCGCCGACCGCGCTGCCGTCAGCGACGCCCTCCGGGACGTGATCGCCGCCAACACGGCCAGCACCCAGCGTATCCTTGACCAGCTCTGCCAGGACAAGATCGAGCAGAAGAACGACACCATCGCGCAGCTTCGCAGCGAACTGATGTATGCCCGCGGCCAGGCCAGCCAGGATGTTCAGACCGCCGCGATCCAGGCCGGGCAGCGTGCCCTGGCCAACGAGGTGGAGCAGTACGTGCTGCCCACTCCCCGTCCGGCCTACATCGTCCAGAACCCCAACTGCTGCAGCCAGTTCACCGGCTGCGGCTGCGGCGTAGCGTAAGGAGGGGTCCCGATGGCTGAATATCTTGCCAACGCGGTCCAGGCCGTCGGCCTGAATCAGCCCGCGATCTTCACGGCATCCATCCCCTGCCCCCGTGGCTATGTGTACCACGAGGACGAAACCGGGATCTTTATTCTCCGCGGGATCACCTCCAACTGCTTTGCCAGATACCAGGTGACCTTCAACGGCAACATCGCGCTGCCCACCGGCGGCACGCCCGGCCCCATCGCCGTGGCCATCGCCGTCAACGGGGAGCCGAGGCTCACCAGCCGGGCCATTATCACCCCGGCAGCGGTAGAGGAATACGGCAACGTCACCAGCACGGCGATCATCACCGTGCCCAAGGGCTGCTGCTTCTCCCTCTCCGTCCGGCACGTCCCCGCGTCCGATGACGCGACCGTAACCCCGGCGCCGGTGATCGAGCTGCAGAACGCCAACCTGGTCATCAACCGCATCGCGTAAGGAAAGGAGTACGACTATGCACGCAATCCACGAACTGAAAGACCGGCTCTGCGAGGAGCTGGAGAACGTGGCCCGTTCCGGCAAGATGGACATGTCCACCCTGGAAAAGGTGGACAAGATCGCCGGTGCGGCCTACCATCTGACCAAGCTGGCCAACGCAGAGGACGAGTATTCCGAGCGCGGCAGCTATCGCGGCGGCTCTTACCGCGGCGGCAGCTACCGGGGCAGCTATGACGGCGGCAGCTACGACGGCGGTAGCTACGACGGATACTCCAGCCGCCGCCGGGACAGCATGGGCAGATATGCTCGTGACGGGTACAGCCGCGACGAGGATCTGACCGAGCGCCTGGAGCGGTTGGCTGGCACCGGAACGGACCAGGAGCGCGACTTCGCCCGGAAAATGCTGGGCGATATGAGGCGCTGATCCGTTGGCATTTTCATTGGCATTTTCTGTGAAAAAATGCCAATGAAATAGAAAGTATTCTTTCACAAAAGAAAAAATATTTGCCGAGGTAATTGGCAGAAAACCCGCACTGCAAAAGAGAAAGCCGCCTACCCAAAGGGTAAGCGGCTTTCTTCTGTTCTGGAGCAGGGTACGGGAGTCGAACATATACCGATTTGTCCAAAGCACGCTTATTACTTGGCCTTTGCGGATTCATTGGCATTTTCATTGGCATTTTTATAAAATGCTGCCATCTTGTTTTCTGCCTTCAGGCGCTCCGCTGCGGCGATGTGGGTGTAGATCCTGTGCATGGTGCCTGGGTCCTCCCAGCCGCCGATGAGCATGGCGTCCTCCTCCGGCAGACTCAGGTGGTGGGCAAGGGAGGCGAAGCTGTGGCGCAGGCCGTGGACGCCGATCTTCGGCAGGCCGTTTTCCTCGCACACGGCATTGATCCGATCCCACCATTTGTTGGAGCTGGCGACGATGACGGCGCCGGTCTTTTCTTTTTCCGGGACGGCGGCGAGGATCTCGTTGAGCCGGGGGATCATGATGGGCACCACGCGTCGGCTGTTGCGGGTCTTGTTTGTCTCTTTATAGACAAACCCCTTCCCCTCGTGCCGGACCATGCTCCCCTCCACGGAGATCTGCCCCATGTCCCCCGCCTTCAAGTCCACCTTGTCCCAGGTGAGGGCGAATATCTCCGAGCGCCGGAGACTGTGAAGGCCCAGGAGGGCGACCAGCTCGCAGTCCGTTCCCTTCACCGCCCGGAGGAACACCGGGATCTGCTGCGCGTCCAGCCAGGGCCGCTCCTTCTCCACGATCTGCGGCAGCGTCACCTGTGGTACATGGACGCCCGCCGCGTTGAACGCCGACACGCACAGGCGCCAGGAGTTCGTGATGGTCTTGGCGCTGATCCCGGCGGCGACCTCATCGTCAATGACCTGCTGCCAGTTCTTCACGCTGCCGACCGGCAGCTTCATGTAGTTCTTGAAGCGCGTTTTGCGGACGCTCTCATAGCCCCGCACAGTGGACGGGGACAGCACCTGGCGCCGCTCGTTAATGTAGGACTTGAGGATCTGGTCCATCGTCCGCTCGTCCGCTTTCTTTACCACGCGCTTTCCTGCGAGATATTCCGCTTTTATCAGCGCCGCCTGTCTCTTTGCCTCCTTCGCCGTCGGAGCCGTCACAGGCACGCTGACGCCGCCCAGACGCATCCTGACAAACCAGGACCCGCTGGGCAGCTTAATTGGCTCCGGGATCTTCATTTACTCCTCCTCAATCGTAGTGCGGCATGGGCAGGCGCTTGGGAAGCATGACCCGGCCCAGCAGCTTCAGCTCCTCCGCCTGGTCCGCGGGGATCTGCTTGTTGGCGTCCTCCCTGGCGGGATTGGCGGACAGCAGGTGGATGGTGCCGCGGATGTCCTCCACGGCCTGCTTCACATAGGTCTCGCCCTGCCAGCTCCAGACGCCGACCTCGCCCTCCTCTATGCTGGCCACGCGCTGCACGTAGACCAGTTGGCCGTCCTGGATGAACGGCTCCATACTGTCGCCCCGGACGGTGATGGCGTAGTCCGCGCCGGCGGGCATGGCGTCGGTGCGCTGGATCTCGATGTAGTCCTCCGTCAGCACCGGGTTGGTGTAGCCGGCGGCGGCGGGGTTGAGGAACAGCGGGATCACGTTGTCCGGCTGCTCCTCTTTTTTCTCCAGCTCCGGGAACGCCGGATACCGTGTGAGCAGGAAGTCCATGTAGTCCACCGCCATGAGCTGCCCCTGGTCATTGAGGCGGTAGTATTTCTCCCGGATCGGGTCCTCCGCAAGCAGCTGCAAGTTCCAGGTGGGCGCGGGGGCGGCTTCTTTTTCCTTTGGCACGTCGAAGCCCATGAGCCACGCCTCGTTCACGTTGAACACAAGGCCGAGTATGAACAGCTTGTCCTGACTTGGCTCAAACTTTCCGCTCATGTACTGGCTCAACGTGCTGCGGGAGAATTTGATGTCATACTTCTGGCAGAACGGCTGCGCACGGTCTACGACGTCAATCTGCCGCATGTTCTTTTCCTTCATGATCTGCATCAGTCTGTCTTTTGCCGGGACCTTTGCTGTCATCTGCATCACCTCTTTCGATAGCTTCACCAATACCACCATACCACCGCATGAACAAAAGTTCAAGACGAAAAACAAAAAATTCTGAAAAATTGAATTTTTCTATTGACAGCAAAAACAGGTGGTGTTATGATGGGCACAGTTCAGGATGCTGAACAAACCGAGAGGGGGTGAGGACGTGACTTACAACTACTCCAAGCTCAAAGGCAGAATGGCAGAGCTGAATTATACCCAGGAGAAACTGGCAGCGGAGATGGGAATTTCCGCGAGATCTCTATCGTTGAAGCTCAACGGCATACGGACCTATACGCAGCGTGACATCGTTTCCGCTTGTGAGGCCCTGGAGATCCCGCACGAGGAGATTCCCATCTATTTTTTTACCCCGCTTGTTCAGGGTAACAATGCCGTACATCAAGAAGGCGGAGCCGCCCTTTGTGCGGGTGGCGCGGCTGCTGAAGGGCTACGGACTGCAGGGCAAGGCGCTGGCGGCGGTGCTGGGCTGCTCCCCTCCGACGGCGAGGAGCAGGTTGGAGAAGCCGGAGACGCTGACCCTGGCGGAGCTGGCAATGATCAGCAGCAGAGGCCACGTCCCGATGGACGAGATCCGGGACGCCATCATCAAGTGAGGAGGACGGGAGATGACACCACTGAAAGCGATTCGGGCAAAATGCCTGGATTGCTGCATCTGGCAAGCGCAGGAGGTCCGCATGTGCCCTGCAAAGGACTGCTCACTGTGGGATTATCGCATGGGGCACAACCCGGCAAGGCAGGGACAAGGGGGCAAGGGCCTCATCCAGAAAAACCCCAACTCACTGAACGAAAACGGGCAAAAATGCCTACGTGATGAAGAACAGGAGGATGACCGATGAAGAAGCGAATCTATGACACCGCTGGCGAGAACGAGGCCTTCATGCAGGGCTTTGTCTCCGGCAGGCGGGCGGACGGCGAGGATTGGGTCCGGGTCCGGTTGGAGATCGACGACGAGAAGGCCCAGAAGGAGCAGGCCTGGGCGGAGATGCTGCTGATTTCCGGCGCGGCGCAGAAGAAGATCCAGCTGCTGGAGGCGGAGAACGAGGCCCTGCGGAGCAGGCTCCGCGCATACCAGGTGGCGATGCAGAACCTGGTGCAGGAGGATCTGCGGGTATGAGGTTCAGCGACTACAACGACGTAGAGTTCACGCCCCGCGTTGCAAACGTCCTTGACTTCCTGGGCGCAGGTTTCATCCTGCTGAAGGTCTCGCACGTGATCGAATGGTCGTGGCTGTGGGTGGTCGCTCCGCTCTGGATCCAGCACGCCGTTAGAGCAATCAGTTGGATCCTGCTGCGGATAGCGTCAAGAATGGAGGCGAGACGATGATCGCTGTAATCAACACCCTGGCAGCGCTGCTGCTGGGCGGCCCGGTGGCGATGGTGCTGCTGGCGGTCATGGCCGTGATCGCGGAGGAGGGAAGATGATGGACAACGAGTTCCTGC